CGGCTGTCTTATCGACAATCGCGTTAGCTGTAGGATATACATCAGAAATTTCGCCAGCCATAATTAATCTCCTTTAGATTAGGCTATTTGACGCGACCCTCGGCATACGCTTGAAATATCTCGCTTGATAGAGACTGGTAACGCTCTGGGTCGGTCTTCATTAACTTAATAATATCAGCACGACGATATACCTTCTTACGTGTCCCTTCCCCTGTTCCTCTAGCGTTGCCTGTGCTAGCAGACTTAACCTGCTGTTTACGTGCTTGCTTTTCGACGTTAGCCGTTTGTTGGGCTACCTGTGCTCTTTCTTTCCAGAGAGAAAACAGTTCGTCAGCAGCGTCGTAATCATACTGTTGGTCTGCTTGTACAAACAGTTGAGTCCGTACCTTTGATCCTTTGATCCATTCTGCAAACTTATTGTCTTGCAAAATGCTTTGCATATCAGGATGCTTAGATTGTAACTGAGCTAACGCTGATTGCTTTTTGTAGTGCTGAGTGTATTCCTCAGCTTCTCGGATCTTCGGGTGGTTCTCAATCGCTTTACTAACAGCGGATTTAGGATCAGTAAAGAAGTCTATATCATCTTCTTCTTGCTGTTGTACAGGTGCTTGTTGTTGTGAGAGTTGTGCCTGAATGTAGTCATCAACGACCTTTCGCAGTTCACCAACTTCAGAGCTTTGCTTACCCATCAGCTTTTCAGCTTCTTGGTGCATCTGGACAACTTCCTCTAGGGATTTGCCCTGATACTTCTCTGGTATGTTAGATTCCGGTTGAGCTGCCTCTTCTTCTTGAGACTCAAAGGTTTCTTGTTGTTCTACTGCGTCTGTTTCGTTGTTGTCTTCTTCGGGGCGCTCATCAATGAGTTGTGCTCGTGACATTATTTAAGTCTCCGCCTAATGGTTATGGAGTTGATTTACGACCAGCAGCTTCATGTTCTCGTACCCACTTCATGTGCCTTCCCGGAAAATCACCGGATGCACCTTCTAGTACGCACTGTGTTGCTGATACGACTCTTGTAGCATTCGCGCCACAACCGCACCTACTGGTTGTTACGTTACTCTCTACAAATTCTTCGAATAGGTGACCATTGGTACACCGAAAGTCAAAAACCTTAATCATCTTCGTCAGGCTCTTGAGTTAGTTCGTCAAACGCATTGTTTATAACAGTTTCAAAGTTAATGATGTGTGTCAATACGTTTAGTTGTCCTTTACGGAAAAACATATCGTTTACATCTTTAGTTGCTTCTACTGAGTTAATAGCAACAGCGTTTGTTGTTAACTCTTCGATTAACTGTTTCCATCCATTTGTACGGAAAAGGTCGAAGTAAGTGTTGTAATACGTTTCTAATTCTTTGTCCATAGAGGCCATAAGGTTGTCTCTTTTTTTGTTAAAGTATACCCTTATTATACCATACTTTTGACTAAATGTCAATACCTAATGGTAATATTACCGTTATTTCTTCTTTTGCTCTAACGCGGTAACGGAGTGTTTAACACGCGCTGATCCGCTTCGTTTGCGGAGAATAGATTCGTTAATCTCCGCATCTTTGCTGCAACGGCTTAGGACTTCCTTTTGGTAATATTACCGTTATTTCTTTCTAGCGGTCTTGGCTGCCTTTTTGAAGGCTTTAGCCGTAGGAGCGCCTTTAGATCCCGGTTTACGCATTTTTTCGCCTGATCCAGCCTTAATTCGCTTTCGCTTTGCGTGGATATTGGCGTATAAACCTTGTTTAGCCATTACTTCTTAGCCTTTTTCTTCTTCATGGCGGCCTTGGCTTTAGCTGCTGCGGCCTTGCCTTTTGGGGTATATGCGTAATGTTTTCCGCCTACTTTTGGCATCACAGTTCTCCTAGTTCTTCCATTGTTAACACCCATTGCTTTGGTATGACTAGCTCTGCGTCTCCTTCGGTAATATTACCATCTTCGACTAACATATGTGGACATATGATTATCTTGTCCTCATCGTTAACCAAGACAGCACCGCAGGATACGGCAGTAGCTACTTTAGCTTGCGTAAGCTCGTCTAACTCGCGCCAGCCCACGTTTGCTCCTCCTTGAGCATCTTTCCACACAACCTTGTATATCTTTACCATTTGACTTTATCAGCCCAGTAAGCAGCAGATAGTTTTCCTTTAGCAATGTTTGATGCGTGTCTAGCTTTAAACGACTTTCGTCTAGCTTTTTCTGAAGCTGACTTTGGATTCTTTCCAGCACCTGATACTCCTTGTTGTCCAAACCTAATTGTTTTAACTTTGTCGCCTTCTTTGGCAACAACCACATGAGACTTCTTAGGGTGGCTAGGCGTCCTCTTTGGCTTGTTGAACCCGCTTACCCCTGCTCGCGCTAGTCTTGGATCCTTCTCCTTTGGCATTAGATTTCTCCTGTTGGACGAGGCCCGACATTTGGCCCTCTAGGGCCGCTAGCCGCTCCTCCATTTTCTCCAGCTTGTCGAAGTGCGTCTTGAACGCTTGGTTGATTTGTTCGATCAGGTTGTCTAGCTCGCGTTGTGTCATTAGCATTGGTTTTAGCCTCTATCTCTTTTTCCTTTAGGAGAGTGTTAGCTACCTTCAATCGACGTTCGAACTCTTTATCGTCCTGATCGCCAGCCTGTAGGTTGCGGGTTATTGCTTCGATCTTGTCGATCTCTAGCTCTTGCGGAGCAATCTGTGCATCCGTTACGTACTTCTGCGCTCTTGCCTGAGACTCAGCAGCCTGTGCGTTCAACGCATTAGTCTGGCTCTGCTGGAACTCAAGCTGTGCCTGTTGTGCCATCTGCGCCATCTGTTGAGCTTGTGGATCTGGCTGAGACGCTTGTTGCATTGTGGCAATAAGTTCTTCGCGGTTAGACAGGTTCATGTTGTCGATGATGCTCTGAATCAACACAGGGTACAGAGGACTGTCTTGCTTCATTGTTTGTAGCAACTGCACTAGCTGAGTCACTTCGTACTCCCTAGCAATGATGCCCAACGTACTAGTAGCGTTAAACTTGTAGTCAGCTACTGGGTAGTTTTCTGGATCGAACTGCATATACCTGTGTGCAGCTTTAGTAACAAAAGGTAACAAGAAGGACTGCTGGAAGTTAATTAGAGTACGCTTGTGGCGCTTAATGATTGCGCCTAGAGACATACTTATTCCTGCGGCAGTTGCTTCTCCGTTAACCTGTCCAGCAATACCAGCAGAGTCAACAGCGCCTGTTGCTTGTTGTACCATCTGCTGCAAACTCGCAGCTTGTGCAAAAGTAATTTGGCCTACTTGTCCAAAGTTAAAAGGTTGTAGTACTTCACGGGGATCGCCATTCGTCAGTATCATTTTACCCGGACGCACTTCAGGTTTACTGCCTCTCGGCAGGCGGGTTGCGTCGATAGCTAACATGGGGTGGATGGTTAACGACAGTGCATCAATACGAGCGCGTAGCTCGGTATCTAGTGCTTTCTGAGAGTTGTAGCCTTTTTCGCAGACTCCACGTCCCCAGAAGCGTCCCGGAACAACATCCCAAGGAAACGCAACAACAGGACGGTCTTGCATCATGTACGGGTTTGGCTCTGCCTTTAACAGAACACCACCGTTAGCAATAACAACGATAGCCTCAACGTACATTGAGTCTGACTCTATTTCTTCTTCGGTAGCGTCTTCTAGCAACTGCTTAGGCACGAGACCATAGTACTTCGTCAGACGTACCTTATCGTCGTTGTAGACAGTAAGGTCTTGGTCTGGCTCTAGGTCAGTGTCAGGTGCTGCGTTAGCTACGTATACGTCGCGGTATACGCCTTGCTCCTGAAGAATCTCTACGTGGTGACGGCTAACGAACTCATCAACGGCAACGCCCATAGCGTCGTCTACAGACGTTGCTACAGGGTCGATCAAGAAGTTCTGAGGCAACACAGGCTTGAGCTTGACAACAACACGGTCAGTGATGTTAACGCCTACCGCTTGCAACTGTCCGTCCATAATGGGTTGAGTAGCAGGAGCCATCTCTTTTATTTCTTCGATGACTATTTCACCAACACCAGTACCGAACACAGCGGCGTTAATCAAACACTCGGCTACAGCCTTGCGTACCTTGCATTGCTCAAAGTCTTCGGTTAGCTTCTTACGCAGGTACTGAATGTCCTGCTTCTCAGGATCATTCATGTCGTCTGTGATGTCAAACCATTTGCCACGACCAAACGTAGCTTCTTCTAGTTCTGCTACGTTAGATTCGACAGCTTGCTGAAGTGCAGGAGAAATAATCCGACTACGCTCAGAGGAACGCTCACGGTCAGCAGGATCCCAGATGCCCCGCCACAGTCTGTAGTATTCGTCAAAATCTGCTTCATAGTTTGATTCAAAATTATCTCGCCAATCTTCGCATTTGTTTATAACCCAACCTTCAATGGTCTCTCCCATCATCAGTGGGTCTGGACTATATAATTCACTCACCTTAGTACCCCGCTACAATATCTAAAATTTCAGGCTCTTCGAACTCTAGTTCAGCAATCCCATACGGGACGTTAGCAAGCTGATCTATGTACGCTAACGCATCAACTAGGTCGTCGTGCGTCAACGGATCAGGGAATTGAAACAACTGATCTAGGAACCTTGCGTTCCAGTCACCTTTGTTCATGCTCACAATTCCGTTCTCAAAGCGCCCTTGCAGCGCCCACATTAC